CGCCATGCGCTCCAGGTGTTTCCGGCGTCGTTTGTGTAGCGAACGTTCATAGTAGCAGCCACCGTATCCCCGAGCAAGGAAAGCTCTGAGCAAACCTTGCGGACGGTCGTTCCAGCGTTGAGAGCGCGTGTCCGCACCCCCATCACGACTGTTTCGGAGCCAACCTGATCCCCTTGCCCAAAGGAGTAGGAATAGCGGCCGCCAGGCGGGATGATGTAGGGGAAGAGCAGGGGCGAGCCGGGAGCGTAGGCGTACATGACCACCGCCGCCTGCCATGCTTGCTGGTTGTTCGGGGCGCTGGCGTAGCTGCTCCATTGCGCCCAGTGGTCGTTGGTGACATCGTAGGCCAGCGTGAGGTTCTGGTCCGCCAGGGTGAAGATGTAGAAGGTATGGCCGTCTGCCTTCACGAGCATGCTGTATAGGTTGGCATAGGTCGATCGGGAAGGGCCGAAGGCGTAGCGTTCCAGGATGCGGTCGATGTCCGGCGTCGAAATCTTCTTGATCGACAGGCCTTGGATGATGCTGAAGCTGCGCGAACGGTTCTTCTCCTGCGAGAGGAAGATCGTGAAGTCGTCCATGGCCTGGATCGAATCAGGGTGCGCGCAGCCGATGCCGACCGTTGCGTTTTGGATGGACGACAGCGGGCTGCCAGGTGCGGGATTGGCGGCATCGTAAAAGAACTGCGTTCCCTTCTCGCAGAAGGCCACGACGTAATTCAGATGACGGTGAAGGGCTACTGCCGGACCCAGGCCGTGGTCGGTCGTGATGAAGTTCAGGGCATTCCACGACTGGCAGTTTTCGAGGTCAGAGCCATTGATCTGCCCTGTCTCGTTCATCACGTAGTACGTTCCGTCCAGGTACACAGCCCCTGGCACGGTCGAGCTGGGGTAGTCGGTGTCCGTGACCGCAGCGAAAGACCCCGAGATGAACAGCCAGGCCTGGAAGTTGGTCTTGACGAAGCTCGGGTTGGTCTTGTCAGCCTTCTCGATGTTCGTCACCGAGTCCATTCGCTGGCCGCCGACAGTCGGATTGATCGGAACACTGGCGGAAGCCACGTTCGGTTGGTACAGGGTATCGTTGATGATAACGTAGTGCAGGATTCCCGCATGCACCACCCCCTGCACGGTCCCGGCAGGCAGGCCACCTTGCTGCGGCCCGAGCGCAGGGCGACGAACGATGGTCCTGCCGCCACCGATGTTCGCCTCCCAGTAGCAGTTGAGCATGTACGGATCACGGCCCAGGTTGCCATCGCGGCTCAGGAGGGGAGTTGCAAGCGAGAGTTCCATTATTCGTAGCCTCGGCCGGAAGGGACGAAATAGTGTGAGGTTTGCTCCTGGTTCGCGTTAACGAACTCCATTTCGCATGCCAGCGCTTTGTTTTGCGCGATCTGCAGCGTGGAGACTTTCACGCCGTATTCCAGGCCGATCTCATCCACCAGCTTCCACTTCAGCATCTGGTAGGCTTCCTGGGGGAAGTCGGGGTTGTCCGTGCCCAGGTTGACGTCCTGGATCTGGCGGTGGATGAGCAGGTGCAGGGTGCCAGTCGAGTCCGGCGGAACACCGTAGACGGTCACGTTCCCGTTGACCAGCTGCGCGTCGTAGTACAGCTGAGTCACCTGGGCCTGCGAACCCTTGTTGCTCATGTTGTTGTATTCTTCCCGGCTGATGACGGTCAGCGGGACGTCAGTGCCGTCGGAGCGGCGCAGGTATGCCTGCAGCACGCGAACCGGGCGGGGGGTGGGAGGCACTGCTGCCGGGCCGAGAACATACGACGCTTGCCCTTGCACGAAGGGGACGGCGATGTCCTGCATGCACCAAAGGGGCAAGCCCTTGTTGGCGTAAGCCTTGCAGATGATGTTGAGTGCCTGCCCACCGTTCGTCAGGTCGTCAGGCGAAGCTGATTCACCAGCGCCGATCACCTCCATTGCGCGAAGCGCTGCGTTGATGATGTCGTCGCGGCTCATCGCGAAGGTGATCTGTCCACTGGTGCTCATGGCTTAGCCTTTCTTCTTGCCCTTGGGGCGGTGGGCCAACGCGGCCATTGCAGCGAAGCCTTCTTTCGACTTCTGCTTGGATTTCTCTTTGCCTTTCGGCTCAGGTTTTTTCTTTTCCATAGCTTACGCTCCGGTTTTGGTGAGTTCCAGGACCAGCGAGAAGGTCGAGATGCCCGACCAGCCGTTGGAGCTGATGCCGATCTTGCCCGATGGGCTGACAGCATTATTGGTCAAGCCGCCGAAGTTGTCAAACAGCGTGTTGTCAGCACTGGACAGCGGCTGGACGAGCTGCGGGGTGGCAGCGTCCCAAAACAGGCTCAAGGCCATGTTTGGGTTCTTGACGTTGAAGGTGGCCTTCGTGATACGGAAGCCGGTGGCCTTGCGCGACAGGGTGTTGTCGATGCCGGACAGAGCAGCCGGATCAGCGATGATCGTGTACCCCAGGTCGCTGGTGTCCAGAACGCCCGTGACCTTAATCACGGTGTTCCGGGCTCCGTCCAGGATGATCTGAGTTGCGACGGAGTTGGCCATATCTTAACGCTCCGCGGAGGCAGTCAGGTAGTCGATTGCCAGGATACGGTTTGCGGCCGTGTTGTTCTGGATACCGGCGCACACAGCCACCAACTGCTGGGTCAGGCTCAGGCCGACAGCCGACGCCACTCGGCCACGGTAGGTACCTTGAACCGCGTTCGACTGGTTGTTGCCGGTCGTCGGGTTGAAGAAGGCCTCGACGTTGCCTTGCGGATCGACGTGGAAGCCCAGCTCGATGAACACGTTGTCGGCCGATTGGGTGCAGGCAGCCGGCAGCGGGGTGTCGGTCGTAACGTTGCCGATGATCGAGCGCAGCACCCATTGCGAGCTGTTTGCGGCCTTGAAGAAGTACAGGCCATCGGTCGAAGCAGGAACCGACGCCGCGTTCAGGGCCATGCCGACGTAGACAGTCGGCTGCTGAGCATTGAACTGAACCGCGACGCGAGCCTTGAAGAAGAAGTGCTTGTTCGGCGTCAGTTGGAAGGAGCCAACCGGCTGGAACAGGTGGGCGTTGTCGTTGTTGTTCGGGCCGGAGACCAGACCCAGCACGCCGCCGATGCCGCTGTTGGTGAGCAGGTAGGCTTGCTGCGTGCCAGCGCCCGACAGGGTGAAGTCGGATGCAGCGAAGGTGTTGAATTCGTTATGATAGAGCTGGCTCCAGCTCGGGTCCGGCGTGCCGGCTTCCGACATGGTCTGGTGCGGGGCAGCGTTGGTGACACCGCCTGGGAACTGCGTGCTAATGGATGCGTACGGCATTTCAGTTTTCCTTTTTAAGGTAATCGGGGCGGATTACAATGGAGTAATCCGCCCCAATAATCGAAACCTAACTCAGCCTTTCGGCTGTGGGGCTTGCGTTAGGCTGCGTTCGAGCCGTACAGGCCGCGCGGGTTGGCCCACAGGAAGCAATAACGCTCGTATGCTGCCACCTTGTAGTTGCGGGTGTCCGAGTCGTTATCTTCCCAGATGTCGAGCGCTTCACGCTCTTGCCAGATCAGACCGTCCTGGCAGCCGGTCGGCAGGAACCAGGCGCCGGTCGAGGTCAGGTACGGGTTCGACAGCACGCCTTCCGGCAGCAGGCCTTCGGTGTTGATCGGGTTGATGTCGTTGTTCGCGGTGCCGACCGACTTGCCGGTGCCGACGATGCGCTTGGCGTTGAAGAAGTTGTTCGGGTGAACGATGATCTTGGTCGGGGTCAGCGGCTCGATGAAGCCACGGTCGTCCTTGGCCTGCATCATCAGGATCATCATGTCTTCCAGCGCCGCTTGCGACAGTGCCGCGTCCACGGCGAACTTGTTGGCCCAGGTGCCGCCCGAGGTGTTCGGGTGCGCGGTGTTCAGCAGGCTGACGCCATCGCCGCCGGCATAGTTCGCGTTGAAGGCGCGGTTGAAGACGTTGGTGGCGTTGATGTTCTTGGTCTCGCGGAACGAGCGGCGCAGCTTTTCGGTGCGGCCCTTCGTCAGCTTGACGTACAGGTTGTCCTTCAGCTCTTCGTGCGTGGTGATGATGCCCAGGCCGTAAGCCGCGTTCGTACCACGGGTCACGAAGCCTTGTTGCGGCGCATCGAAGGCGATCGGCTGACCTTCAGCCTTGCGCGGGGCGATGCCCAGGCCCACCGACTGGACGTACTCTTCGTAGGCCTTGGTCGAGGTCTCCTTGGTGTACATCTTGTCGTAGTAAGACGGCGCGCTCTTCGCGGCCGAGTCCCACCAGCTCTTGACGCCTTCCCAGAGTCCCTTGGGGAAGCTGGAAGTATTCTGAATGCCCGGCATAGTGTATGCTCCTTAAGTTGAGTTGGTTGTTGACGTTAGACGCCAGCCGTGCCGCCGAGCAGCTCGTGCAGGTTGAACTTCACGGCCCACTTCGCGTTGACGCCGAAGGCGTTGTCGTCGCGCTGGATCAGGCCCATGATCTTCAGGTTCAGGGTGTTGGTCGTGGCGACGCTGCCGGTGTTCAGCACGCTGGCCGACAGCTGCGACAGGCCAGTCGGGTTGGCGACGGTGAACGAAGCGTTTTTGTTGCAGGCGGTCGCGGTCAGGGCGTTCAGGCCGTCGTCCTGGATCTCGAAGATCACAGCCGGATCGTCGACGACCATGACGTAGTAGTCCTTGGCCTTGGCGGTCGGGATCACCTGCGAAGCCAGGTCCACGGTCACGCCGCGCAGGCTCGGCACGCCAGGGGCGACCGGGAACACGCCGACGATCACGCCGCGCACAGCATCGGTGCCTGCGGCTTTCTGGACGTACTGCACGCCGTTGGCGTCACCGCCGGCTGCACTCTTGACCGGATCGCCGACAGCGTAAGCCGAGGCATCGGCCGCCGGGATGCAGTACACGTTGGTTTGGCCGTTCCAGCTCGTACCGTTCAGGTAGCGCGAGGGCTGGAAGCCTTTCGGAGCATTCAAGTTGGGCATTTCTCTTCCTTGCGCCGAGGCGCGTTATGAGTTCAGTTTGCCTCGGCGCACTGGCCTTAGCGACGTTGGGCTACGCGGTTGATGCGGGTTTCTGCACCTGCCGGGTTGTAGCTGTTCTCCACGTTGCCAACCTTACCGGCCAGGATCGCGGAGTCCCATGCGTTTGCTTGTTCCTGGCTTGCAGCCTGGATGTCGTCCCAGATGGCTTGAGGGCACTTCAAGAGATACGCGCGCATCGGGTCGCCATTAGCTTTGGTTCCGACGTACTTCGACACGCGGTTGTCCACATCCTTGTCCTGCACGACGCCCCGGTTCAGGCCGACTTCATCTTGCTTGACGAACGTGAAGCCCTCGTCCAAAAGGGCAGCCAGTTCGTTGTTGTCGTCGTTGCACCAGTACATCTTGTGGCCAGGGATTTCGCCATGCACAGCGAGCTTCAGGCGTGCGCCGCCGAGATTGGACTGTCGGCGCGAACGGGGAGCTTCGCCGCGCTCCGAGTCACGACGCACGACAGGGGGCGTGAAGCCTTCCAGTGCCTGGTCGATTTCGGAAATGGCGGGAGTGGTTTTGTCAGTCATGTTGGTATCCTATGCGCAGGGCGCGTTCGTTGCAATGGGTTGGCTGGGAAGCCCCCGAAGGGGCCTGGGATTATTCCCAGCGGTAGTCCTTCAGGAACTTCTCTTCCGTGACCCAGCCGGCGGCGATAAATTCCTTCATCAGCTTGCGGTCTTCTTCCGGCAGGTCCTTGGCGGTGCGAGCGGGGCCGGTCTTCACGGACTGCTGGCCGGATTCCGCGGCGCCTTCGCGCTGGCGGTTGGGGTTCGAGAACTTGTGGGGGAAGTCGGCGCGGACCTGCTTGCCGACCTTCTCCATGAACGGGCGGCCGCGCAGGGTTTCGCCATTCGCGGCCAGCTGCTCAGCGATCTTGAGCGCGTAGGCTTGCATAGGCAGGTCCTTCTCGAACCATTCGTTGCCGTCCTTGACCCAATCCTGCAGGGTGGCCACAGCTTCCGGGGTCGCGGTCTTGAGGTCCGGCGCACCCTTCGGCTCGATGGTCGGGTTGTCCAGTTCTTTCTGCAGGTCAGCCTTGTCCTTGCGGATGACGTCCATGCGGCCTTCGAGCGCATCAGCGGCGTCGTCGTCGCCATCGCGGATCGCTTCGCGGTGCTGGGACTTGAGCTGCTTCAGGGCGGTGTCGAGCTCCGCCTGCTTGCCCTTCATGGCTTCGGCGTGGAACTTCTTGAAGGCCTCGGCGGTGCCCTTGAACGAGGCGAGCTCGGCCTTGACCTTCGCCAGTTCGTTTTTCAGGGTCGAGTTGAAGTTGTTGCCGCGCTCGACGAAGGTTTTCGCGTCCACCCACTTCGCTTCGTCGCCGTCGAATTCTTCCTTCGGCACCCAGCCACGGCGACGGGCCAGGGCTTCTTCGTTGTCGGGGGCGGAGCCTTCTTTCGGGGGAGGATTGCCACCAGCAGGAGGAGTGTTGGCAGCGTCAGCGCCAGGGTTAGAAGTATTTCCGAGGTCGTCCAGTTGGTCATTTGCGCCGGGCATAGCTTGAGTTTCCTTGAGAGGGTTTTATAATTGGCACGGATTACAATGAAGTAATCCGTGCGGTTTACGTTATCCGCCAAACACTGGCGAAATCACGTCCAGGTCGTTCAGGAAGCGATAGGTCTTCCCGTCCAGATGGCTTTCGTGCAGCTTGCCGGTGTATTCGCCGACGATCACCTTGTCACCGACGTCGCAGAAGTCCGTGGTCTTGTCGGACCAGGCATCGTGGCCGATTTCGATGACCGTGCAGACGACCTGACGAATCTTTTCCTTATCGAGGGTCTTGCGTGCCAGGACGATGCCGCCGCTGGTCACTTCTTCAACCGGAGCTTCGAGCAGCAGCAGTCGGTGGCCGGTGGCGCGCAGGCCGGACAGGTTTGCCGCTTGCGGGCCCTTGGAAGCGCGCCAGCCTTTCGTGCGTTGCAGGCTCGGGTCGTTCGTGAAGTCAGTCATCGTTCATTTCCTTCATTGCTTGGAGTTGAGAAATCAGCTGGTCCAGCATGCTCACGCCGCCGAGAGCCTTGGCGTTCATGAGTGCGGAGCGTTCAGCCGAGTCGCCAATGTAGCCTTCGCGAGCCCAGCACTCAAGCGTTTCTTGCCTGCTCTCGGCCAGATTTCTGAAAAATTCTTCGCCGACTGGACTACTGATCCATGCCTGGCGATCCACCGCTGTTATCACTGCCATTCATTACTCCTGCTGGGGGTTGGGTTGGTTGTTGGGGTACGACAGGTGCGCCCGACATGCCTGGGAAGGCCGATTGCAGAGCGGTTGCCGCTTGAACTTTTTCCGGGGTGTCGGCTTTGGGCTTCACGCCGCCATCGGATGCCTGCGCAGCGATCTCCTGCTGCTTCTGGTGCAGCTGGCCGATGGTCGTCAGGCGGTCGAGGGCCCCCATGAGGCCGTCCTGGTGGACGCGGGCAGCTCCCGTCTGGGCTTCGATGATTGCGATCTGATGGCCGACATCGACGCCGTTGGATTCCGCCAGGAGCTTCGTGGCCGCTGCCTGCAGCTGCTCGATCTTGGCCTGGTTCATCGCCACAGCCTGCTTCATTTCGAAGATGCTCTTCTGGACGCTGAACTGGAATTCCTGTTCCTTCACCGCATGGGCTTTGCCCTTCAGTTCCAGCTCCTGCTGCTTGATCGCAAGCTCAGGGTTCTGCGGAGCCGGGATCGCGTTCGGGCCTTTCGGGTCCGGCAGCAGTTGGTCGATGCCCTGGACATCGTTCGCTTCCAGGACCTGGCGAGCCGCGAGGTAGGTATTGAAGCCAGGAGAGCTCGTGGCCATCTGATGCACCAGGAGAGCCTTTTGCTGGCGTTGCGATTGGCTGACGGTGGAAGGGTCAGCGGCCGGGGAAACTTGATAGCGGCCGGCTTTGTAGTCGCCTTGCGCGATCATGGCCGAGGTTCCGTTCGCCAGCAGGAAATACTGCTGGGTCGTTTCCAGGAA